CATGCGCCGGGGCAAGGCATTGGACACAGAAGCGCCCGAGGACACCGCAGTACGGCCAGGCACCAGGGCTTTGGCCGTGGTCCCGCGCGGCAGCAGGTTGCTGACGTAGGTGGTGAAACGGTCGATCTGGCCAATCTTACCGGAGCGGATGGTCGAGGCGTTGTCGCCAGTGAAGAAGCTGGCGGCGATGTCCGACTGCATGAGGATGTGGCGATCATAGGGGGACATGATCAACCAACGGCCCTCAGACGGCACGTTCTGCTCATCGAGCACGGAGGCCATACGCAGAATAGCGTTGAGCACGTTCTCCGGATCAGAGGAGCTGATCGGGGCGGTGTCGGTGCCCAGGTTATAGGCAGCGGACAACTCACCAGCGGTAGCGCCCTTATTGTTGGAGTCGGGGCCTTCGGTAACGAAGCTGTTGAAGAAGACCTCTTCCTCAATGCTGATCTTGAGCTGCTTGGCCGCTTCCTCAGTGAACATGTTCATGAGGTCGAGGTCAGCCTGCTTCTGGAGCAAATCAGCGACTTTGACGCCGTAGTACTTGCCCTTGTTGATCTGCATATCCTGGTAGATCGGGGTGGGGACCTCGTACTGGAGGTTCATGCCCACTTCGTAGTCGCGGATGTTCATGGCCGACGTGGTGCGGATGCGCACCGTATCGCCAATTGATTTGATCTCAGATTCGTAATCTACATTACAAATCTCCGATAGCATGGTCTGCTCGTAGAACTTTACCGAATTTCACACAACACCTACGCATGTTGTGGACTCCGACTGTCGCATAGCCCTTTTAGCTGCTAACGCCGCGTGCATTTTACGAACGCTTTCGGCATGTTCAACAGGATCGCGCTGGTGCTTAGGCAAATCGCGGATCGTGCTGAGTAACGCAGGTAAGTTGGGCTTCGGTTCATTCAGTCTGTGCGGGTGCGCCTTCAAGTGCTTTAGTGCGGCCTTGATGTTATCTCCATCTCGGAAATGTCCCATCGCCGCGCACTTCAAGATGATCTCTGCCTGGTCGCGTTTTACGATCATGTACCGGTGTATAGGCTCAAACAGCTCAACCACCTTGGACGCCGGCAAGGCAATTTGGAGTTGCCTTACGCGGCCTTCACACATGTCGTTTATGCGTCCGCCGAATTGCTTCTGGATAAGCTCTATGCCTTCAGTGTCAAACGCCGAGGCGGCGATATGAAACACTAGATTGGCATTGCCGGATGGCCGAGTGATACGTTCGACTGAGATGCAACCATCCCCGTCAATGTACCCAGCCAGCCAACCACGCGTCGGATGCGTTGGCAACGGTAGAGACCGTTGCTTGCGCTGTATCTTCAAGTACTCACGCACCGTGGGAATCTCTTCCCGTTCGATGCGCCGAGAGCACACATCCATACAGACATCCGCGTAGTGGCGCTTGACTACCAGAAACTGCCGTATCCTGTTTAGGAGCGCAAATGACTGCGGGTTGCCACCAAAAACAAGGTGGGTATACAGTTGCCCGTTTACCTTTACCTGGTTGTAGCTGCCACCTAACTCCTCTTGGAATCGTTGCAGGACTTCATCTTGGGTGGTTTTCTGGCTGAAGCTGACAGACATTTGCGGGGTCTTGCAGTCCGCGTGGAACCGCACACCTATACTGCCATCAGCGTCAAGAAAACCTGCGATATATTTTGGGCTTAGCGTTGCCATACGGCTGCTCCTAAGCGTTGTCGCGCTTCCCTCGGGTTTTCAGTACCTCGATACTGCGTTCCCGTTGTTTAGAACCAATTTAGGCTGCTCACGATCTATTTGATTAAAGCAGCTTCTTCGACCACAGGGTTGGGATGAAGGTACCGGAATAAGCCGGATCGGTGGTATAGGGGGCGTTGAGCGGATACACAACGCCGGGGGTAACGGTCGCCATATCGGTCTCCAGATGACACAGGGTTTTACTATGCCGAGACCGGGCGACCGTGTTAGCAGGGGTTAGACGCTAATGCGTCCCTCCGCGTAAGCCGCGCTGATCTCAGCGTCTAAACGCTTTGCCTCGTCAATGCGACCTTGAGCGGTCAGGTGCTGGATGCGATTGAACAACGCATCCGCCTCGCCCATGGTGTACGTCTTCTTAGCCCCGGATGCGGGCGCGGAAGCCGTTGCACGACTTGGCTGGACTTGACGCTGCAACTCTTGCTGACGACTCACGGCGGGGGTGGGGGCGGGCTGCGCGGGGGCCTGGCTTTTGCGCCAGAGGTCCACGTAACCTTTCACCGCCTCGACATCCCCTTTGGCATAGGCCGCCTGAGCGACCGCTCGCCGGGGGGCGCGCAACAACGGATCATAAGCATTCAGCCACTCCACCCAGCTCGGGTCATTGTTGACCTGTTTGAAATCTGGGATGGCGTCCAGCAACTGGGTCTCGAAAGAGACTGTACGCACCTGGGTGCCCTGCTGGTGAAGCTGTGCCTTCAACTCCTCGACCTGCTTACGCAATTCCCGAGTCGTATCCAGCGTAATCCGCCGTTGAATGTCGACAAAGTCTGCGCCGTAGTTAGCAACATCTTCGTCCGAGACGTACTTCTCCGGTTCCTTGGGTTGCTCAGCCGGTGGAGGAGGGGCCTGCATCTGCTGCTGCATCTGGGCGAGCACGCCCTGCAACTCACGAACTTGGGCATGTAAGCGGGGCACTTCTGCGTCGTACTTGCCTTGCAAGCGACGGTACTTGTGCTCCCACTTCTCCTCCGGCACTTCCGGGGGTACGTCGGATGACGCTACGGGGGCCGCCGTGACCGGCTCTGGGCTCGGCTCGGGGGCGGGAGGGGTTTCAGTCTGCCCGTCAGGCGGGGTTTCCGGCTCAACGGGGGCTTGAAGTTGCTGCTCCAGCGCAGCGAGTTCTTCCGTCGCGGCAGCGACGGCCTTAGGTAACGTCATGGATCATCTCCAGAGGGGCCAACGTGGACTAACGGGGCCGGTTACCCGGTGAGCCGTTAGTGGGACTGGTCTGCCTTGGGTGGCCGGGAGCCTCAGCTCAACCGACCCAGGGCTTCGGGGGCCTTGATAATGGCCTGAAGCAGGTCTTTCAGCACCGCGTACTCCCCCTGCAAACGGTAAATCACCATCGACGCATCGGCTTTCGCCATCTGATCGCTGGTCTTCACCATCACATCCGTCAACAAGTCGCGGAGCGGGGCCATTTCTGGTGAGCCGCACCGGGCAAGTGCCTGGATTTGCTGGGGAGTCGCGCTGTTAAACAAACTCATAGCAGGGTATTTACACTTAGCTAGCTGCGTTGTCAAGGGCTAATGAATAAAAACCCCCTAGCGCCTGGCCTGGCAAGCAGCACCAGTGAAGGGGGCCGTGATTTGGGTTGACCGGCAACTGCCCCTTGGACGCGGCGTCTTCTCGGGGGCGATGGCCTAGCTCTCGGCGCAAGCGCCGCATACCGCGTTTCCGCCAGCCGGTCAAAAAGGGTGCGCGGTACGGAATCCGTGCTTAGGCGTTGCCATAAGCGTGCCAGGGCCGATTCCCACCTCCGATAGCGGCGCCGCGCATTGAAATTAACGCATATTCGGTCTAGGGCTGACGTTGTTCGAGTCCCGACCGCCCTGGCGACTGCCGTCCGGGAGGAGAGGAGCGCTTGCCGGTGCCGGCCGCAACCCTTGGGGCGGCTCCTGCTGGGGTCCTTGGGGACCCGGCACTGGCGCAGTGGAGGTGAGCTTACTCAACGCCATCGCCCCCTGCACCGCCTGGCCCGCCAGAGCCAGCATTGTTGGGTCGCTTGCCACTGTAGACGCCGTCGCCATAGCGGAGTCCAGCGTCGCTAACTGTTTGGCCTGTAGGTCTGCCCGCTCTGCGTCTTGCTGCGCTTGCATCTGCGCTTGCATCTGCGCTTGCTGCGCTTGCGTCTGCGCTTGCTGCTCTTGCATCTGCTGCGCCTCGCGCTGTTGCAACTCCTCACGGGTCGGGACCAGGCGATCAGGGTTCACATCCAACAGCTTGGCGTTTTCACGCAGCAGTTCCGCCGTGCCCAGCGGTCCGACGATCTCCTGGGCTGCGGGTGAGCCGAGGACAAGCTGCATGAACTCGTTGCGACGCACAGCGGCAGCTTCGCGGGACACGAGCGACATGGCGCCCTTGGCCACCACGCGCACATCACCGAGCATATCCGGATCAGCGTTGTAGCGCAGGTTGTGCTGGTACAAACGTTCCAGCATGGGCGTAATCACGTCCGCGTCAATGTTGGCCACCACGTGCTTGAGGCTTTTGGCGGCGTTATTGATCAGCATCGACAAACCAGAACTGGTCCGTCCCGCGCCCGCGACGTGCTCGCCGGTCATGTAACGCGGGATACCCGAGTACTCATCCGCCAAGGTGGCGAACTTCTCCAGCACAGTCAACAGCTCCTGAGCGTTGGAGCTTGGCTGAAAGAAGCGCACGGCGGGGGAGCTGTCCTGGAAGTCGTGGTACTCCGACTGCCAAATTTTCCATGGGTACATCTGGGTGATGTCCTCACCCGGCGGCAGACGGGAGGTGTTGATCTCCACCTGCGGCCCTGAAGCGACACCCATATTATTGGCCAGCGCACGAGCACTAGCGTTGACCATATCCTGCGGATCACGCACCAGGTCGACTACCGAGTTACCCCAGAATGAACCTGGAACCTTCTCGTAACTGGTGGCGTAGTACGGTTTGCGCCCCAGTGGGTCGTAGTTCAGCACTGCTCGGATCACCGTGCCACCCACCAACCACACCTCGCAGGGGTAGCTCATGAATGGGTCCGCGACCTCCGCCTCGGGGATGCCCCACTCGATCAGCAGTTTGCCCTGAACACTGTCCCAGAGCTGGAGCGCGTCAATCAGATCGTCCGTGTCATGGGCGTCGGACTCTTTACCCTCGGCTTCCGCCCGCTCGCTGTCAATCCACAACCACTCATTGAGCCCACCAGATTCAAAGTCCGTCAGTACCGTCTTGATCGCCGCCTCATCATAACCATCGACGCCGATCATGGCTTGCAACGCCTCACGGGTCAGGCGATGGCGCTCGATCAGGTAACCCTCATGGACACTGGACGCCCAAGGCGCGGGGTAGAGCATGAACGGGTCAACCCGCTCCCATTCCAGACCAACCGTTTCAATCGGCTGGAGGTCTTGCCCGGACCACTTGAGCTGCTTGCGGTTGCGAGCTACCGGACCTTTAATGACCGCCGTGGGAAAAGTCACCAGGTCGTCGAGGAACTGGGAGAAGGCCCCCAGCCAGCCACCTTCAATGAGCTGATCCTCAATCTTCAACTCCATGCGCTCAACTCGGCGCTTGGCCTCCTCGCGCATGCGCTTGATAGCTTGCTCCTTCATCTGCTGCGCGGTTTGCCGCAACTGTTCCGGGTCGGGTAACACCCCCGTCATCGAGGTCTGTTGGCGCGCTTGCTGCTTGAAAGAATGCTCCATCCCCCTGACCACGTCTGGGGGTAGCTCTGGCTCCGGGGTATGCTCCAACTGCCAGGGACGGTCTAGGCCCGTCCCCATCAGGGTATCCCGCAGCCAGGCACAGGCCGCCCGGCACTTGACGCTGGTAATCCCCATGAAGATTTCCGACCCACCGAAACTGCGAATCTGCGCCAGTTTCTGCGAGTCGTACTGCCCCCGTCGCCGGGTGAGGTTGTCCACCATGCGCTCCTCAACGTCGCGCTTGGCGTCCTTGGCCTCTTCCCAGCGTTCCCGCACATGCGCAGCCAGGGACTGAATGATGGGCTTCGCCTGCGACTTATCGCTTGCGGCACGGGCTTCGTCTTCCAGTTGCGCAGCGGTCTTGAACGGGACCAGAGACATCACGGGGGCAAGGGCCATGGGGATTACCCCTTAAACTTAGGTGCGTTCTGCGACAGCCGATCCATCGGCGACATCGCATTGGCGCGAGAAGCACCTTCCTGCTTGTTACGCGCTATCTGCGCCGAGCTCGGCATGTAGTTAGGCGTGCTGGAGTAACCAGGGCCACCGGGAGCGCCACGACTCGAACCCATAGCACGACTCGAACCCATAGGACTTCCAGCGGAGGACATCGCCGCTCTAGGTTTTCCACTACCCGAACCCATAGGCCCGGGTCCCGTGGAGGGCATCCCCTCCCGCGCCATTCGCGCGGGCATCGCCGCTCCAGGTTTTCCACGACTCGAACCCATAGGACTTCCAGCGGAGGACATCGCCGCTCTAGGATTTCCACGACTCGAACCCATCGAAC